ATGCTACTGTAGATACGAAGTCTTTTCCAGATCCCTTGCCAAGTTGCAAAATAATCTCATTTTTAGTATATTTTTTATAATATCTGGTTCCTTCTTCTGTTCCTAACAAATCTAGCAAATCTTCTTTTTTATAAATTTGGCTCATGGCTTCTACAATGTCATACTGCACTTGGGATAAAGGGGGCTGACCTAGATATGCTTCTCCTTCAACAAACTCCTTGGCATTTACTGGAGTTTCTCTAAAGTTATTATCTTTTAGTACTTCTAAGAACTCATCATACATCGCTGATTACCGTTATAACTTCGGTCTCTTTAGATATAGAGGATAGTCTTCTCATAATTTCATCACGGACTTGTGGATATTCAGAAGCAATTTCTCTTAGGATTGTAATCAAGACTTCTTGACGATTTTCAATCTCCATCATTTCTTCTGCTAACTCTTTATTCTCAAGGAGTCCAGCCTTTTGTAACATATCAATACGCTTGGACTCAATATCCATAACTAATTTAATACCTGCAGTTTTAGCACTAAGATTATTAGTCATAGATGCTTCATCAATAACTTCATAAGTTTTAGAAATTAGTTTACTATAGTGAGCATCTGCACCAGAAAGTGCTTCTTTGGCACGAGCACGAATCGCTGCATTATTTGATGCACTTACTTTCCATTCATCAATGTATGCAACGACTCTTTGTCGTGGGATTGCAAGTTCTTTAGAGATTTGAGTTGGGTCATTGCCCTTAAGATATTCCTCAACAACTTGATTAATTTGATCTTGATGTTTAACTAAATCTTCTTCAATTGACATACTTTCCCTCTAATCTATTAATTTCATCTTTAATATAAAAGATTGCTTTTTCAAGATCTTGAATAGTTTTTGCTTCATCCTTAAGTCCTGCTCTCCACAAATACTTAAAAGCATTTCCAATATTAAAGTTACGATGACGAGTAATCTCTAAACATTCAACCCCAGATGGGTCAGTTGTATAGTGTGCTGGATGGTTTACTTGATCAACGGTAATATTTAAATTATCACTCATCGTCTTCTCCCTCCCAATCAAATGCGTCTGGAATTCCTTTTAGTGTAAACAAAGCATAACTAATGCCAACGGCACTTGCTAATACTGCTAGTGCTAAAGATATTTTTAACTTTTTCATCGTTTTGATTTCCTTAATCCAAATTTTGCAAGATATACATAAATAGTTTCAACTGATACTCCACATTCAGCAGCAATTGCCTCTGGTGTTTTCTTGTCTAAATGAAACCTTTTCTTTAGCCAAACCTCATTTGTATATAATTTACTCATTAAAAAACTCCGCATTAAATTTCCATTGCATAACTTCTGGACCTTTATCAATCATTGAAAACATGTGCTTTTCAAAGTCTCCTTTTAGTTCCCTATACAATTTTGGATGAACAGTTTTTAACTTATCTGTAATACAGTATAGCAGTTCTCCCGTATTATTGTCAATCCCAGAAATTTCTACAGCATTTTGTAAGATTAGATGTTCAAGCATTGCCTGAGTTTTCATGGTAGTTGGACTAATATTACTCGATTCCAATTGCTTTACCCCAATTTTTCATAGCCCAGTGACCAATACCACAAGCATCTGCCACATCATTATCAGTAATAGTCCTATCGTATTGAACATTAATAAACTTAATTGTTCTTTCTTTGCGAAGGTTTCTTTCATAAGTCTTGTACCAAGAAACAGACTTTCCAGGATATTGATATCTTATAACAACTTGCTCATCCTTAGAAATCTTTTTATTACCAATATAGTTTTGCCAAGTAATAGGAGAGACCTTACCAATAACTTTTGTTCCAGTCTGACCTGCTGATCCAAGAATAGCCCCTTGGACTAAAGCAAGGTCTGCTGCAGTCTTAGGACTATTCATAAACACTGTATGCTCAATTACAATTGCTTCAAAGCCACCGTAGTAATCAAGAAATGCTTTTACTTTTTGTCCAGCATCCATGACCTTTTGATAGGTATCTTGACCCTGAAAGTTAATCTTACCTACAGCACCCAACGATTTTTGTTCGGTATCAAAAAGAGCAAAGGCAAGACTGTTAGTGCTGGCATCAATAGCACATATAGTTTTTGGAGGTTTAGTTCCTATTGCCTCTGCTAATTTCATTTTAAATTATCCTTTATTTGTTTTAATGCTTTACTTACATCTTTCGGATTAATATTACATTTTACACAAAGACTTTCGTCATTATAAATTGATAATGCTTCTCCGCAACATTTACAATTTCTTGCCTTACCTATACGTTTTTGTCTACGTTCTGTAACATATCGTGCAGCAATCTTTTCTTTTGTAGCAGCATCTCTGCAAACCACAGAACAATAGATCTGGTATTTTATTTGTGTTGTGAAAAGGTTATCACACCATTGACAATGCTTCATCTATAGGCTCCATGGACTTTAATTTAAAGTCTCCCTTACCAGCCTCTGCACATGCTTTTTTAATTGGACATGATTTGCAGATCTTGGAATTAGAGCGATAGTTCTTTTCAGGAAGGGTTCTGTCGACCCAAGCCTTACGAACTGCTCTCATCCAGTCAAACGTCTGGTCTACCCACCGACGATAATAATCATTTACTTCTACTGGCAAAATTAATATATCATGGTTATTCTTATTTTCATAGATAAGAACTGCCTTTGCCTTCTTTAAAATCTTCATATAAATAAGCAACTGAACAAGGTGTCCAGTCTTAGGCTTAAGGTGTGCCTTGCGATACTCAAAACCTTCATTCATCATTGTCTTAATTTCACCAAGGAGTTCTTCTCCCTGCCAATTAACAATAACATCTCCATACCCAAAAATTGGAGGATCTGGATAGGTAATTTTAAATTCTGAATCAACTAAGAAGTCTGGAACATTGCCCATTGCTTCCTGAATTCTTTCATGTGATTTAGTTCCAGCAGTCATATTTGCTGCGCTGAATGGAGTTGCATCATCTTCAAATACTTGTCCATCAAAAGCAAGATACCAATATCTAGGGCATTCGCCATGTCCATAAGCAATAGTTGATGGTGCAAAAGTCTTTTTTTGTGTTTGCTTATCAATACGATTTACAGTATATCCTGATTGAATTTTTTCCGTTAGTCCAGCAACATCTATTGGATGTGCTGGTGCTTTTTCCTGCTTGATCATAATTTGTTGCAATAAACTTTTTGTCATGTTTTACTCGTTTCTATTATTATAAGTATAGCAGATATCAGCGTGTTATGTATTTTAGTGCAGATACTAAATTATTAATTGCTTCGGCTGCAGTATAATAAAGATTCTTTTTTCCACGATCAGACTTATCAACATTTGCCATCCAAGTAGCCTTTAATGACATCTTTGCTGCGATGGCCTGTAGTCTTACAATTTCAATATGAGCAATATTAATTGGAATATCTGGCTTAATAATTAACTTGGCAATCATTGTTAGAGCAATGTTTAACTCTTCATCTTCCATATAGTCAGAAATTTCACTTAAGCCATTAATCATCTCTAGAGTTGTTTGTTCTTGTTCCATAGTTTTATCCTTCTGTTAGTTGTTCTAGCATGTCCATTTCAATTATAGCAAGTCTAACTTTAGTATTTCCTTCTCCTAGTATTACTAGTATGGCTGGTGCTTTATCTGTACCCGCACGAATAGCATCAGTACAGGCTTTCGCCCAAACATCTTTATTTATGGTAAAAGACTTGGAGGCTTCTTTAAAATCAACCACAAAGCCTTCCCAAGTTGCATCACCTTTTTGAGTATTACGCCCAGAGTTCTTGTGCTGTTTTGCACCAATTCTTTTACTCTCACTTTTCTCGCTCATAATCCCTCTTTGTAAGTTGTCCAAATTTGACCTTGCTTAAATGTTTATCTTTACACATCCAGGTAGCCTCTTTTAGATCGGGATAAAGCCTTAAACTTAAAACTTCTTCTTTACATACATGGCAATTAAATTTACCATGATAAACAGTGTATTTAGGCATTTAGTTTTGCCTTGATAGATTCTTGCAAATCAAGATCCTCTCTTACACGATTAACAAATGCTTCTCTTCCTTGTACTTTACTTCCGTCAGGCAAGATGTACCATGCACCTGTTTTTTCTACAATGCCATTTAGTTCTGCAGTATCTACAAGATCCCCAATTGCATCAAGGCCAATATCATCACCTCTAAAATAAAAATCATACTCACCATTTTGAAATCCTGGAGAAGTTTTTGAGAACTGTAGTTCCCATCGAATCTTTCTTCCAGTTTTTTCTTCTATAAGTTTATCTCCTACCTTAATCTTTCCTTTAATCGCTTGATTGTCGGACTCGGAACTAAATAACTTAATAATGCAAGAAGAATAAAACTTAGTAGCCTGACC